TCACATCAGACTCTATAAAACTAAAGTAATCAAACAAATCACTTGTAGCTGTATTTATATAATTTCCTGTGACACATCCAGCTACTGATATTGCCTTTCCCTTTGTATATAGATTTATTTCAAGTGTAGTACTACAGCTATATGCTCTCTCATCTCCATCTACTATTGGAAACAATGTCTTCCTTATTCCCCCTAGTTTTAGTGTTATGTATGGAGTATCCGGCTTTGTATTAATCTGTTCTGCCCATATTACTGTAGCACCACAAAAAAATTCAGCTGTAATGTCATATATCATCGACTTAACATCTTCCAAGGTCATACATTATCCCTCCACAATAGGTTCTTCTTCATCCAAACATTGAACAAATGTAGCTGTATAGTGCCTAAGTGGTGTGTTTTCACTGAGTCTACTTGTTTGGCACTCAAACCATTTGCCTTGAAAAAATACTCTGTCAGCTTTTTGCTGTTTGCTTTGATCTTCAGCTAAAATTTCTAAGTCACAGAATACTTTAAGTCTCTGTATGGAATCTCTTCCGTCAGGTGTGGTATCTACCTTGTTCTCTAACGTCTGTATGTCCATTAGCAGCGTTAAATCGTTGTATGGTATAGAATAATACCCTTTATCAAATTTAGGCTTTAAATAGCGTCTCAGCGTGTATCTCTTTTTAAGAAAATTTATTAGTCACCACTTCCCTTCTCTTTAATTACATAATTAACAGACTGTCTCATCCTACCTGTGTCAATGAGTGGTTTAGAAGAACCTTTTTTTGCAATAGTATATGCCGAATTGGGTACAAAACTTCCATTAGTAATTTTCTCCTGTATTAGGTCTTTTTGAAAAATACCAATCTCTTTTAACACCTGTTCAGCTGATGCACCACCTACTATATCTGCTTTCTTACTCTTCAAGAAATTCTTTATCTTGTCCTCATTTTCATCTACACTCATACGCAAAAAGGGACGAGCCGGTGCACGCTCTGTCCCTAATTCATTCCACATGGCAATATCACAAATGTCTGTCCCGTCATCTTCTGTAGCTCCACCCTGCTGAAAACCGACACGAACTTGCAAAGAGCCTAGTTCTCTAAGCATTCTCTCAAATCTTCTTCCATCAGGTGTAACTGTATCTCTTACATTAGCACTCATATAGCTTCTCCTGCTGATACGATGGGAATAATTGCATTTCTACGCAATGTCAAGAACTCCAAGCCGTATACAGTTAATGCATACTCTGCATCAACCTGTAAATTTGTTTGCTGTCCTGTTGTATAACTGATTGAGGTTTCTCCTTCTGAATAAGACCCTACTCTCAATGAATCTGCAATACTACCTGTTCCTGTATCCCCATATCCGTTCATTTTAAGTTTATGTGCTGTCAAATACGCCAATGCCTTTTGATATGATGCTCCGAACCTTTTTTCGCTTATCTGGTCAGAATACAACTTTATAAAAGATTTAACACCATATTGTGTAACTTTACCTTCATTGACTACATCATCATCAGGAAGGTTGCTGAACTCGTCAGCAACCATTCTAAATATTTCCAAGGCGTTCATATATAGACTCCTTTAAAAAGCTACTTGCTAAGAGCCGCCTTTACCTTCTTACGTACATCCGCTAAATCTTTACAGTCCGCCGGATTGATTCCAAGCTCTTTTGCTAAGGATGCTACATCCTCATCTGATGCATCCTTAAGGCTATCCAACTTAGTTTTCTTATCTGCATCTGACATTCCTTCTGCTTCTGCCGTTTCTGTCACAACCACTTCCGATGTAGGCTTTCCTGACATTGTAACAAGCCCCATTTCCTTATATATTTCAAGAATAGGACTTCTTTCAAATACTGCAGGTATTTCCTTTGTCTCTTCAGGAAGGATGATAACATCACCTACACCTATTATTTTTTCCGAAATATTCTTTAACTTTACTGCCATACGTTTCTCCTTCTATTTATGCTCCTACAGCTATTAATGCAGACAATGGATAGTAAATCATCATACCTGCAACTCTTTCCTCGCAAGGTACAATCACTTCAAGATTTCTATTCTGCAATGGATACTGATAGTATGGCATTGGAACTTCAAGTGACATCTTCTCCTCAGAATTTGTAAAGAGGAACATCACTCCCTTCTTATATGGGTTAGTCTCCTCTGAATCCGCCTCTAATTCCGGTGCTGCAATGATATTCTTAAGGTACGGTGCATTCTCCTTCAGGAATCTAAGTACCGTGTAGCCTGTATTCGGAATCTGACGTGTAGAGATATCAATAAATACACTATGAGGCAACATAAGAGTATCGGCTCTCTCCACTCCCTTGGTAATCTTAGACTGATAAGCAAACATGCCGTTGATATCATCTAATATCTGTGAGGCCGTCTTATGCTTGAAATCAGTATAATTGGTTCCACCTACTGCTACCTCACTGAGAGTAAATAGTGGGATATTGTTTCCTGTAGACAATACTCCCATGATGTTATGATCCTTGTCACCTGCAAATGCAATAACATTTGTCTTTCTGTCTGTTGCATATCTTGCCGCCTCTGCTCTACGTGTATCAAGTGACTTACCTGCCATACGGCTTGATCTCATATCCTGTACTGAATATCCATAAGATGTACCGATAGACTTAACATTTACTGTTGATGGTCTACCCTTCACATCGGCTCTTGGCAGGTCGGTGGCATAATTGCTTATGATAGATGCCATACCTGTCTTTTCATATGAATAGTATGTAGTTGTTTCTGCACCCTCCGGAACTTCATGTGTAACAGGGAAGTTATTCAATGCAGAAAACTCCGGATACAGCTTGTCATAAGACTTTGACTTGATGTAATCCAACTCTCTTGCAAAGAATACAGATGCATCTTCTGCACTATCGAATCTGCATAATCTATCCTCCCTAAGTGTAGGCATTAGATTTGATGCTTTTAAAGCATTGTAATCTGCCTTGTCATACCCACTTGATGGCATATCAGGATTATAATTTCTACTCATTAGTTTACCTCCTACAATTAAAGTACGATAACAGCAATGCCGTTATCTTTGTCTACAGCATTTCCAAATTTGGCTCCGATGTCAACCGTTCCTGTTGAGCTAGTTGTGAAACATCCGGCATCATCACCTGTAAGAGCCACATAGGCAGTCTTTCCGTATTCCGGTGTGATTCCATTAGCAAGTCTACCCCAGATGTTACCCTTCCTCATAACACTAAGGACTGCTCCCTTTTTGATAATTACATTACCATCAGTGTCCTGCTCTGTAGTTGCAATTGCAACAGTTACACCTTCAATTTTATCTGCTGTAACACCTGTTGTAGGAAGCTTTACTCCCTTACCTACATTTGTACCAACTGCTACAGCAAGCCCGAATTTCATCTTCTTGTCAGCCTCTTCATTTGACCTTGTAACTACCTCATCAAATGCAATATCAAATTTGCCCCCAGGTACACCCATAGGAGTGCCATAATTATAATTGAGTTGTGCTGCCATTATTCATTACCTCCTGTTCTCTGAATCATTCTATTTCTTGCTGATAAAGCCATGCTTTCATTAGAATCTGATCTTTTTCTCTTTGCCTGTGCTATCATCTGCTGCTTCTGATAAGCTACACTCTTTGACTTCTTTACCTCTCCAACTGCTAAGTCATACATAGCATCTATATAAGCATCTGACTTTCCGTCAACTCTCATTGTAGGCAAAACCTTTGCAATAATAGTCTTTTTAGCCTGCTTGATGCTCATGTTTTCAAGCCCGTCGAGGTTGAGCTTATCCCCTACACGGCAGATATTTAATCGCTGTCTTATAATCTTATCCGCTGAATCCGCATTTGTATTCTTTGTGTTTGTAGTCTTTGACTCGGACTCGGAATTAGAATCGCCTTCACCGTCATCTTCCTCATCCATGTTCTCTTCTTCAGCATCACTATCTGAGTTATTCTGCTTTTCAGCTAAAAGTTTCTCAATCGCAGCTAAAAGCATATCTATATCTGAATCCTGCTGAGTAATAACATCTTTAGCAACTCCTAAATCTGTTGGCTCATCTTCATCCTCTCTCTCAGACTTATGCTCCTTTACCATCTCAACGATAGCCTCCGGAGTAGTACCTTCAGTATCATCTTCATCCGATTTTACAGTTTCATCCTCATCAGATTTTTCATTTGCTTCTACATCATTCTCATCTTCAGTATTAACTTCAGCCTTCTTGCTTGCCTTATAAGCCAATATGGCCTGCTGTAGCTCCTCCGGTGATAATGACTCATTCGAAATAGTGCCATTGTCTTTTCTCATTAACTTACCTCCTTTAAGTTCTTGTATATCTTTTTCATCAATGTTTAGCCTTGCTTGTTCACCTGCCCTCGCAGATGCAACAATAGCTAAATGATTAATGACAATGTTAGTTTGGATCGCATCATAATGCTCTCCATCATAAACCCCTGGCTCTTCAATTAAATCAAGATTATATCCAAGGGATAGTTCTTTTAGACCACTATCCTTCATAGCATCTGTATCGTGTATGATAATCTCTGCACGAACATCATTACCATCTTGATAGCCTTCCGTAAGTATTGTGCCTACCTGTTCCTTATCAACATTGCTCTTGTCCACTACTCCTGCATCATGTGTGATAATAATAGGCTTACCTTTATATGTTTTTAATGAATCTTCATCAAATACATATCTGGGCAGTCTTAACTCTCTCCTAATACTTCCATCCGGATTGACATACTCAAAAATTCCACACGATGTAAGTATAGGATGGTCCACCAAATAACCTTCTTCTGTAAAGTATGTAGAATCTTTTCTATCTAGCCTAATACTATCTAGCCTTCTTACTCTCTTTAGAGTAGGTGAGTCTCTTGTACCCATTTTTCTTTACATCTCCTTTCTTTTTACTCATCTCTTCCTTGTACACCCTAGATATAGCTATTTCAGCTGTCTTATCGCTATAGCCTTCTTTGTTGCACATCATGCTAGTTCCTTTCTTTGTATTAAAAAAGAACCTTGCCTTTGCAAAGTTCATTTTCTCTGTTATCGCTTTATTCATATGTTTGTCACTTTTCATTAACCATTTTCCCGACATTAGGAAAATGGACCATTTTGGTGACATCAACAAAATGGTTAAGTACATAGACTAAACATTTTCATTTTTTGAAACTGTTGAACTTGTCACTTTTTGGAACAAGTTGATACTTTAAGTATTTTACACTTTGGAAACACCTTAATATCTCGTTTTAAATGTATAGTGAAATAATATTAAGCAAGCTTTTTAAACATGCTAAATGCTATTTAATGGTAACTTCTACACTATCATCTATAGGTAGATTGAGATTGCTGTTATTGAATACAGGCCTGCCTATACATCTGCATTGATAATCTTCTCCGGGATGGCAAGCTCTTCCATCTGAGTTAAGTGGGGGATTATCCCAACTAAACTTCTTTCCATTTAAAGCCCTGTGACTTTCTCTAACTCTCTCGTCACCACATGTACACCATATGTATTCAGTGATTCCTGCATCTATTTGTTGGTGCCTTTGTATCTGTCCATTAAGCTTTGCCGTTTGGTCTCTTGCTATAAGCCTTGCATGTTTTAAGCTTACTTTATAGGCTCTCTGGATTTCTTTAAGCATTCTTGTTGTAGTCTTTCCGCTTATATAGCCGTTATACACTATCTCTCTCATTTTAGCTAAAGAATCATTAGGAATTGTAGATATAAGGTCTACATTCTGTTTAGCCCAATCCTGCAATTGCTCATTATAAAAATCACCCAAATAATAATCTTCTCTTATATCTATTCCTAATGTAGACCTTATGGCTTTTTTCCATTCCTTAACTGTAAGCTTTCTGTTGAGATTTGCCAGATTTTCAAGCTTCTTTCTCAATCCATAACCACTAACCTTTTTTACAAGCTTTGATTCTATCCTTGCAAAAATTTCATTTATCTTAAGCATTAAATCTGTAAAGGAATCAGCTCTAATTCCTTCTTTAATATCTGCATCCCTATTTCCCTTATAGCTATCCTTTATTTCCGGAATTGCCTTTTCAATCTCTTGCTTAAGCAATCGCATATATTCATTAACAACTCTTATATACTCCCTTTCGGCAGATTGTGGAATTTGAGGGATGTACTTGCTCTTTAGGTTATCGTGTCCATAGAATTTCTTTCTAATCTTTTCTACATATAACCTCCTGTTTTTATCATCCATGCTGATTTCTCCGTAAATAAAAATGACCATGCAATTTGCATAGCCATTTTTACTTATAAAAAATTACTTAATTCTTCCTGTTCTTTCATAATTCTTTCTTGCCTGGTTAAGGCTCATTTTATTTGCACAACATTCTTCGTCAGGATTTTCTAACTGAATTGGATCATCATGCCATCCACAAACTTCACATATGTCAAAACATCCTTCATATTCAAATTCAAATTTGCCACAAACAGGGCATTTATGTTTCTTCATCTTCCACTCCCTCTCTTTCTTTTAACCTATAAAAATATTTATTTGCTATATCCAAATTAGATTGTCCAGTTTTTTCACTATATTTAGCGATAAAATAAGTTCTTATTATACCTCCAGGTATTCCTTTACCATACTCTCCAGTTTTTATATTGAACCTACATATCTCTCCATTTTTTGTTACATATCCATCAATGTCTCCTCCACATTCCTTGCTGATGAAATCCTTCGCTTTTTCAAGGTACTCATCTTCTGTTTTACACTTCAGCTCTTTACCATGGTCGGAGAAATGGCCTGCTAGTAATTCCTTACTAGCAAAACCTTTACAAGGTATATTTTTACCTCTAGCAGATGGTTTAGGTAATGCTGTAGTTTTTTCAGCTTTTTCTTCTTCAGGTTCCTCTGATACAGTAGTTTTTTCTTTTTGAGGCTTTTCTTCAACATTTTTTTTAATTAAGCTCTCTTTATTGCCAGAGCCTTCTTTTTCATGTTTCTCTTTTTTAGTTTTTCTGGTCTGAGATTTATTTTCTTCTCCAGATGAGCTTTCTTTTGAGCCACTTTTTTTGCTCTTTTTTGCCTTTTTATTTGATTCCTTGCTCTCACTTGATGAACTACTATTCTTTGAGCCTCCACCTTGTTTTGCACTTCCGCCTTGCTGACCTTTTACCCCTTTATGCCCAAAGTTTCCACTGCCTTCTCCACCATCTATGTTGTCTACATTTAGACTACTCATATTAAAATCTTTTGTCAATTTATTTTTCAAAAGATTTTCCAACATACATATAGATTCTGCAAACGGTGGAAATAACAGCTCATCCTTTAACTCCTCTAATGACAACCACCTTGCATCTACCATTTCTATACCATCTGCTTTTGGTATTCCTTTGAATTGGTCTGTAAAGTATAGCTTAGAATTGCAATATAGCCCTGTGGTGCATTTGTAAATGCCTAATGGTAGAATATTAAGGGGTACAATATTAAACTCTTCCTGTGCCTCTCTTAGTGCTGCTTCTTCAGGTTGCTCGCCTTCTTCAATATGTCCTCCGGGACCACATAGAAATTCAGAATCATTTCTCTTTGCACATAAAATTTTGCCATCTTTAATAACCAAAACAGCTGCTGCATTACAGCTACCATCTTCCTGTATATTGCTACTTATTTGAAAATCAAAGTCGTCAATATTCTTCTCTTTATTTTGCTGTGTACTTTCATTTCCATTATCTTCTGGAAGTTCAATATCATCTTCATCAATCAGCTCTTCGATATTAAAGTCCCCGTTGATAGCAAGCGACTTTCTTACTTCTGATGGATCTAAAACTCCTGCATCTATATATGCCTGTGCAAGCTGTGCTTTTATCTGTTCAGTCTGTGCTTTCTTCTGTTCTATATCAGCCTTTTCAGTATCAGATAGGGACCATAAAGCGGAAAACTTGACCTTGAACTTAGGAATATCGTGAATCTCACCTTCAAGAAATCCCTGCTTCAAAATCAAGTCAATCAAAGTTCTTATATTCTTCTTCATGTTCTGCTTTTGGATGTTCTCTACCATGTTGTAGTAGTTTTCCAAGTCACTGTCTCCTGTAGCGTTCATTCCTGCTGGAGACCTGCCAAACAAAATGGTTTGTGGAATATTAGTTACTGCCGAAAGCATATTACAGGTAGTATCTATAACGTCTTTAACGCCTGCCATCTGCAAGGTCTTGAAGTCATAATCTTCACCTTCTGCATCAATAGCCATAGAATTAAGGATTCCCCTTGCCATGTCAATAACCTGTAATCTTTGCAGTACCTTTCCCTCTCCCTCATCTGAACTTAAAAGAGTAGCAAGGTTTTTCATCTTGTATATTGCTTGTACAGACCTTTCAAGCAACTTAGTACCGTTAGAATGTGAAGTCATACACTCCCTTAAGGCTTGCTTTATCTTTACATGTTCTGGCATCCCCCAATGTCTGTAAATCGAATTAGTAGTCTGCTCTGGTAATCTACCATTTCTAAATATCAAGCACCTTGTGTAGTGTACCGTAAAAGAGCCGTATAGAGAATTGATGTGATAAAATTCCGGCTGACCTATTGGCAAATCACTGTTGCTAAATATCATCTTGCTTTGATAAAGTCCCTGGTAGTCCTCCTGAACTATAGCTCTTTCAAATACCCTCAACTCCTCAATAGTTCTAACCTTGTCGTAATCTAACGGCTCTTCTAAGCTCCCACCATCATCACATAACATTACTATGAGAGCACCACCGTACAATCTTGCCCATTTTTCTGCTGTTGCAAATTTCTCTTCAAAGTCAAGCTCATCAAGCCTTTCCTCCACATATTCTGCAATGCTATCATCGCCGTAATCTATGTCAAGCCCATGTTTAACTGCTTCTTCTGCAGGTCTGTCTATAATTTTGGAAAACAGTCCGTTACCTTCATATAGCCTAACCAATTCCATGTCTGCTGTTATAGGCTCCTGCTCATAGCTATATGCCATTGAATTATCCTGAGCTGTGCCATATTTATTTAACAGATTTGTGTATCCATCTTGTCTGAGGTTATCTTGCTTACCATCAATAATGGCTGAACCTCTTCTTGACCTGTTAATATCATTAAGCTTATCTTTTTTTCGTCCTTCCAATTGTTCCTCCTTTCTATCATACATATATATGAACCTTATTTGGCATTTACAGCCTTTAGCTGCATTTTATTTTGTATTTGTATATATAAATAAGGGTATTGATTTTCATTCTCCTTCCGGCTAATTTCTAGCTTTATAAAAGAGAATCTATATCAAAGTTATTGTTTGTTAATTCATTGAATGCGTCTGAGGATGCATCCACCATGTCATCGTTTTTCGATTCAGGGAATGATTCAAGCTGATTGAAATACATTTCATTCCAATCTGCCACCAATACATCTATAAATCCGTTCTGCCATTGGGCTGCAAATGGTGTAGCTCTTAATTCCTTGCTTCCGGATATAGGCTCTGCCTTTACATTGAAACCTGCAAGGCTATTCACATATTGTTTTGCGACTATTTTTCCTGCTGCTCCAGGGTCCTGTGGCAATCTCACTTTATAACTTTGACCATATTTTTTTCTATCCGATATTGCGGTCATTAGGATAAGGATTTCAACTTCTCCTGCTTTTATCTGTTTATTGATAACATCAGCTACGATATATCTTCCATTTTTCCTCTTCCCAATTAACACTCCTGCTGTATAGTCGGCATTACCATTTTCATCTTCAGATGTAGCTGCTAAGTCCCACGCTCTGCACCAATAAACTACATCGTCAGGAATCATTTCAAGATAACCGTCTATCGGTATTTGAACTCTCTTAAAGAATCTTCCTGCTTGTGACTTAATCTTCCAGTTACCATATAAAAGCCTTTCCATATCAACTTCTGTCATTGCTTTAAGGTTTGATAAATACGATGGATCCGACTGCATCAATATTTTGTTGTCTTCAAGTCTACTTGCTATAAAGGTTACCGACTTACATTCATTCGGATTTATATTTAACTCATTAGCTAACTCTTCAGGTGAACCTCCCCAATAAATCACATCATTAAGTACATACATATACCTAATAATGCCGCTCCTCTCCTTTATCGGATATCCTGTATCTTGGTCAATCCACCATGATATGAATTGGGCAACCCATTTATCTGAATCAGGGTTACAGGTGGCACGTACATAAGGCTTAATTCCACATGTACTTCTGTTTCTTGATAACATGTATAAAAATTGGTGTTTTGAAAAATGTGTCAACTCATCAAATCCCAAATACGCTATTTCGGTACCTTGCCAGGCTTGTAAATCTTCATCTTTGTCAAGATGGGCAAATGTCAACTTTGCACCGCTATTGAACTTCCAATGTAATTTAGGAGATTTCCTCTGCTGTGCATCAGGAACTTGTGAAAAAATCTTAACACTTGAGTCCCATAGTCCTCCTTCTGCTGTTATCTGAGTGTAATTTTTTCTAAAAATAACAGAACCAAAATTTTTAACATCTTTATGTCTTAAAGCTTCTAACAGCAACGCATAGGTTTTTCCACCACCTGCAGCACCACCATAAATAACTATATCTGCAGAGGATGCCATAAACATGGTTTGAGGTCCTGCCTGTGGCTCTAACATATTAGGTTTTGGTGCATCTCTTCCATTATTGGGAATAAGAATGGTAGGATAGCTTATGTCAACTACATGGTTATCTTCATCACCAATGTACCCCATCTTATTAAGCTCTCCAGTAAGTTCCCCTAAAACCCTTACTGCTCCTGTATCACCATCTACCATTGCCTTCTGTATCATCCTTACAACAACGGCTGCTTGATAGGTCATATCATTTTCTTCAATTCCCATCCTGGAAAGTGTATCTCTAACATTTCCCATTTGCTTTGAAACTGAGGCTTCCATTATGGCTTTTGCCATCTCTCTCATGCTTTTTTTCTGCCGTCTAACCTCTCCAGATTTGATACCACCATTTCTACCTCTTGTCTTTGCTTCTTCTTTGGTTCTGACAGGGATTAAATCTTTTTTAGCCACAGTTTGCTCACCACCTTTCATACATACCAAAAAAGAGCCAAAATCAACTATTTTTAGTCAATCTCAGCTCTTTTATTATTATGGCTATTAAGCTTAGGCAGTTTCACTCACCATATAATCTAGTTACTACCTCCTCACCTGCAATTATTGCACTTTGAATATCTATTCCTATCTGTTTGAAAAAGTTTGGATGAACAATACATTCATATGCCCTGCTCATCTTTTCTCTATCTTCTTTTGTTATATTGATTCTAAAATCCTTTGCTATTTTAAGAGCCTGCTTAAAGTCTCCTTTTTTAACTGCTTCTCTTACTAAGTCCGACTTTTTTACCAATGCTGCTGTGAGTGCCATAAATAAAACCCTCCAAATAATAAATTATTGACGCCGCGTACGATAGCATATACATACATGGTGTCAATAATATATTTCATTATTTGTTTGATAATATTCTATCCTCAACCGGGTTAGCCTTATGTGTCTTTGCATACTCAAGTATCGGTTTCATCTGTTCATCATTTATAACTCCGTCAATCAAATCTTGTTGATATGAATATATCCAGCTTCCATCATCAAAGTAACACCTATGCAATGGATATAATGCTTTCTGCTCTGTTGTAGTCATATCCCAGTCAGTTTTACCCATTCTTTTTCCTTTTAATGTATGACAGTCATATACCCATTCAGGAATGTCATCCTCTTGTAATACACATGATTCAATTGGCTTTATCTTAAACTTACTCCAATCTATCGTATTATCCAGGCTAATGATACTGGTTGCTTCTAAATGCTCATAGTCATTATCATTAGACTGGCATAATAAGATAGCTGCCTTACTTATAAAAATCTCATCCTTTTCAGACTTTTTTGCATTCACAATGCTATCTGTCCTTTTTAGAGCATTTATTTCATTGAGTACATTTTTCCTTGATAAGTTAGAAGCATAATCTATGAATACATCCCATAGCAGTTCTCTATTATTTCCCCTTAACAAATCCATCCTATATCCTATCTCATCCATATCAAGTTTAGAGATAGCCTTTTGTAGGATTACACAATCACCATAAAGCTCATACTCTTCATCACTGAGGGATAATTCACCATCTTTAATGTCTTTGTAATCAAATAATGAAATCTGAGAAAAACCACTCCTATCATATTTTGTAGACTCAGTATTGATAATATCGCCTGAATCAATTCTGCCCTTTAACTTTTCTATCTCCGACTTACTTGCTTGTATTATTCCATTTGTTCTTGATACAAGAACAAAGTTACATGCAAAATAGCAAGCATCCCTGTTCTTTTCAACTCTACACAATAACGCTACAGCTCTACTTATATTATCGTCATGTTTTGACTTCTCATCCTGTTCTTTTAACCACAAAATTTCTTTTGTAACCACTCCATAACAATCTTCAGCCGAAATCACCAACATACGATTCCACATAACCTTTCTGTATGAATTCTTTACTTGATTTGCAGCAAATCCGGCATCTTCATAATAACCTCTTCGTATCGCCTTTTGTAACATGCTAATCATATCATACATATTATAACCAGTATCAGTATATGGATAAGCCATGCATAGTACCTCCTTAATAATTTGTTTTTAAATCGGACGTAGCGTAACATTTACGAGCATAAAGTCAAATATTTTTATCTTTCAACCGATATTTTAGGCTTATTATTTTTAAAGTTATAGTCAAAATGTCTACCCCATCTTCTCTTCATTTCATTAGTACAATCAATCTGATCCTGTCTGGTTTTACTGGAATTACCTCCCTCATTTGTATCTGTTTTAGCATCCACACAAAAATACATAGGTCTCAATATTATTCTATTTACAAGCAATTCATGTAACATAACATCTAAATCACAGTTATGATAAACCTTCTCATCATATCTTGATTTATATGCTTTTTTATTGTACCAACGCATTGCTCCTGTTGTTCCCTTGAAAGTAAATTCGGAAACATAATTCCAAGGAGTTATGGCAGCATCTTCAGCTCCAAATCCAATATTTAAGTCAACAATTATTTGTGCTATTCTTTCTATCTCCGATAGGATAATATCTTTATCTTCTATTTTTACTGTATTATCCAGTCTATATAGAAATGCATCTACATCATCATCAATTGTGAAGATTATATCTTCTTCAGAATTATCATTGATGTAGTTGCTTACTTTTACATAGTTATCTATTAACTCATCATCTACAGCCCATATTTTAGGAATACCTGCTTTTCTGTACTCCTCCTCTTCGGATTTTCTTACAACATAAGTACAGTCATCAATCAACTTATATGTATTAGTTGTCTTTGCCCTTCCACAGCTTGGAACATATATACCTAATCTAAGTTCATCCATTACTTATACCATCCTTCAGGAATTTTATAGCCACAATTAAAAATATAATCTAATACAGATAAATTCTCTATAAAAGTCTTCTTATGATATTGATTATATACAACCGGAGTATAGTCACTATAAATAAGTTTTATCCCACTTTCATTATAAGCCTCCTCATCATTATACTCCTTACCTCCTCCGCTTCCTGAGTAATAAGAAGTAGCTCCTAAAGTCTTACATTGAAAGATATTTCTATCATTGTTTTTTAAGGAAGTCGGAACATCTATACTGGCAACAACTATCTTTGTTGAAAATCCAAATCCTTTAATAATCATGTCTAACAAATGTTTATTGAGGTCATAGAGCCTCTCATAATCATTTGAAAGAGCATTTTCAAGTAATAGGAAACCCTCATGAAAATATGGATGCTTACTATAATTACATCTTATTGTCTTTAAAAGGTTTTCTTTCCAATTTCCACCATAGCTAAT